TTCAACTACTTCAATAACTGGTTCTTCAACTGCTTCAACTAGTGGTACTTCAACTGCTTCAACTAGTGGTTCTTCAATAACTGGTTCTTCAACTGCTTCAACAACTGGTTCTTCAACTGCTTCAACAACTGGTTCTTCAATAACTGGTTCTTCAACAACTGGTTCTTCAACTACTTCAACAACTGGTTCTTCAACTGCTTCAACAACTGGTTCTTCAACTACTTCAATAACTGGTTCTTCAACTACTTCAATAACTGGTTCTTCAACTACTTCTAAACTATTAACAACTGTTTTATCAATTGTAAAAACAATATCGTCATAACGATTTTTATTTTCTCTTAAATCATAAACTTTAATAAATTGTTTTAAATTTTCAGGTACTTCATTTTTAAGTATTTCAATCCAATCAAAAGATTGCAGTGACTCAATTATTAATATACCATCGTCAGTCATTACTTGTGCATACAATTGTATAAATTTTTTCATACTTTCTAAACTATGATGACCATCGTCTAATATAACATCAAACTTAATGTTCTTATTTAAAAATTGATTAGTAACAAAATCCTTATTGTAAGCATCAAACCGACCTAATCTAATCCTATCTTTATTTCTTATTTCATTCCATATATCTTTAATATTTAATACATCCAATCCATAAATATTTGCATTTGGGAAAAAATCATACCATAATTTAATACTACCACCTTGACCAATACCAATCTCTAAAACATTTTTTGATATTTCTCTTTTATTTATTAACAGTTTTTGGTATAGATCTAAAAATGAATTAACAGTATTTTTGTTAGTTCTTGAATTATCAACTAAATCTAATAGATTCATTTTATATATATAAATATATATAAAATTATTTTGATAAATGATCCAATGCAGAAAGTAAGACTAATTCCTGATCGGTCAATTTTTGAAATACTAAATTTTCATCCAATTTAAATTGGAAATGTTTATACGGAAATCCAAAATTTTTGCATATTAAATATACACCGTCGTCTTTTATTTTATATTCACAAAACAATGCACCTTTTGTAATGTAAATATTATTAGGACTATGCAGCGGGATCCACCTAAGATATGTTCCGTATTTTAAATCATCTAGCTCATCTATGTAACGATATCCCTTCAATTTTTTCATTAATTCTAGCGATTCTTTACGCTCTAATTGTAACTCATTAATTATTTTTAAATTCATTTCAAGAATTTTTTTAGATGTGAAATTCAATAAATTTTCATTGGAATCATCATCTAAAGCTTTTAAAAGTTTGTTAACGTCCATATAATTAGAGTATAAACATATAAAACTATTATATTCTTATTTTTATATGATTATATTTTTATGATAAATATTTATTCAACAGTTACAACTTTTGCCAAATTACGTGGAAAATCAGGATTGTAACCTTTTTCAATTGATAAAAAATATGAAATTAATTGAATATATACGTTTGATATAATTCCACCAAATGTGTTATTTTTTTCTATTTTTAATACATTTTCACAATATGTTTCATTATCATCACTAATTACGATAACATGTGCATTGCGTGATTTAACTTCTTCATATATATTTCGTGTTTTATCACGATACATATCATCAATATCTATTAAAATGATAGGCAAATTATCTTCAATTAACGCAAAAGGACCATGTTTCAAAGAAGATGAAGAATATCCTTCTGCGTGTATATAAGAAATTTCTTTTATTTTTAAAGCTCCTTCTTTTGCAATCGCTTCATTTGAACCTTTACCTAAAATAAACATAGAGTTTTTGTTTAATTTGTTTATATCATTTGCTAATTTTTTTATATTGTCTATTTCATCAAAAATACATTGAATTTGATATGGCACATTTCTTATATCATTTAATATTCTTCGTCTTTTTTCCAAATGCGTATTTAATTGTTGTGAAAACCATATTGCTATTAATGACAATACAATACATTGATTTGTAAATGATTTTGTAGAAGCTACAGCTACTTCACGACCTGCATTTAAATATACTCCACAATCACTTTCACGCGCAATTAAAGAATCCACTGAATTAACTACGCCTATTGTAATTAAGTCATTTTCTTTTGCAATTTGAATACAACGATGTAAATCTTTTGTTTCGCCAGACTGTGTTAATAATATTACACCACATTTCCCATGTTTTGGAATATCTTTGTAATCAAACTCTGCTCCATCATATAACGTAATTGAAATAAAAACATCAAGGGTTTTAAAAATATTTAATGCCCACATACCTGCATGATAAGAAGTTCCACAACCTAGTAAAATTAAATGCTTTAATTCAATTAGTTGCGAACAACAAGTGTCTAACCCCCCTAATTTTACACAAAAATTACTTTCAATCCTTCCACCATTATTTAAAGCACGTAATATTGATTCCGGTTGTTCATATATTTCTTTTAGCATCCAATGTTGAAAATTCGTAGGATTTGTTTCTATATTAAAAACTAATTTTTCTTTGACACTATATCTATGAATATCTGTATTAAATTTAATTTCATTTCCTACTTTTGAAATCTCTATTAAATCATGGTTATTGAGAACAATATATTTTTTTATATAATTACCAAAAGCAATTTGTTCAGATGAAATTATGATATGTTCATCTTCTATACCTATTAAAAGAGGTGAACCATTTCGTGTTACCCATATTTTTCGTGGGAAATCTTTGTGAATAATAACTAACGCCCATGTACCCATTAACTTATTAATAGTTTCGCGTATAGCATCTTCCATTTTATAATTTAAATCTAAATACTTACCCAGTAATACAGAGATTATTTCAGTATCTGTTTGCGAACGAAATGTATATCCTTCTTTTATTAAAACAGTTTTTAATTCTTTAAAATTTTCAATAATACCATTATGAACTAATGATATGCGATCTTTTGAATCATGATGAGGATGTGCATTTTCATTCGTTTTCCCACCATGAGTAGCCCATCTAGTATGCCCTATACCAATACAACTTAGCAGTTCATTATTTTTTACGTTCTCTTCTAAATGTTCAATTGAATCATTTGTAGAATGAGTTGACGCATATTTAATTGTATGTAAAGAACCATTTAAAATTGAAGATATTCCAGCTGAATCATAACCTCTGTTTCGCAATAATTTTAGTCCTTGAATTACATATTTTGAAAAATTATCAATACCTAAATATGCAACAATACCACACATTATAATTTATATGTCATTTTATATTATTACTTTTTCTTTATAAATATAAAATATTTTTTGAAAAGTAGAGAAAAAACAACCTTTGAGAAATGTTGTACCAAAAATGTTTGGCTCCACCTTTTCTAAAGGTGGATTACCATGATCCAAATGCACCGCCACCCAAAACTGAATTAGCTGCCATTGGTTCTGAAAATGCTTCTGCCATTCCCGGTGTAGCTGCTCCAACTAAAGGTGTGGTATCGTTTTGATACATGTTATTGTAATTAGGTAATTGTTGACTACTTTGTGAGTAAGATTGATTGGATGAATCACTTGGTAATTGACTAATAGAAGTAGTTCCGCCATATAATGATTGGTTCATGGCAGATTGATTACTCGGTAATGTATTCATTGGCATTGTAATTGATCCACCCATATTTTGTCCTGAAATTGGTTGTGAAACCTTGACATTTGCATTTCCAGTACCTTTTTTCCCATTGTTTTTCATCTTTGATTGAGGACCTTCCCATAATTCAGTAAGACGGTCTACTAAAATACTTACTTTCTCTCCTAATTTAGTTTGTAGACTTAATGTAATCATCAAAATTGCTAAAATTATGAAAATAATACTGAATTCTGGGTATTCCATGCCACTATATGTTGGAACATATGTAATGATACGATGAATGATTAATAAACCAATAAACATTATAATAATTTGAATCAATACTTCTGCTAAAATTTCAACACTACCTTTCTTTTCATCCGCTTCAGGTACATATTTTTGCATACCTTTATTTAAAACAATTACTGGTATAATTGCTATTAAAGTGTATTGTATTATATTTAATATGTCAGATTTAGAATCATTATCAAAATTAAAAACATGCTTAAAAAATCCTTTTTTTGAATTATCTGAACTATCCATATGATTTATAAAAAGAAATTAAATAATTTAAAAACTAATTAAAGCTATTTATAAATTCTTTTTAAATGAGTGAACACGAAGAATTTCAAAGTTTGATTCGTGCGTTTAATAAGACACTTGAAAAAAAAGAGAATGAATGTCTTGTTCGTGATATTGATCGTACAAAATCAACTCATGAAGAATACCAATATTTAAATTTGATTAAAAATATTATGGAAAATGGCTTCTTAGAAGAAGGTAGAAATGGTAAAACAAAGAGTTTTTTTGGAGGCTCAATGCGTTTTTCTCTAAAAAATGGCGTGGTTCCTATTTTAACAACTAAAAAAGTTGCATGGAAAACATGTTTGAAGGAGTTATTATGGTTTATTCATGGCAAAACTGATAATAAAATATTACAAAAACAAAACGTTCATATATGGGATGGGAATTCTTCTAAAGAATTTAAAAAGGGTATTGGTTTACAGCATTACCCTGAAGGTATATTGGGACCAATTTATGGCTATCAATGGAGACATTTCAATGCGCCATATCATGTAAGAACAGGTGACGTTTTGGACGAAAATCAAAATGGAATAGATCAATTGCAATATATCATTGATCAATTAAAAAACCCTGCAACAAGAAATAGTAGGCGTCTTATTATGACTGCATGGAACCCATGTCAGTTAAATAAAATGGTACTTCCACCCTGCCACGTAATGTGTCAATTCAATGTTCATGACGGAAACAAGCTTTCTTGTTGTATGTATCAACGTTCTGTTGATGTACCGGTTGGTTCGCCATTCAATATTGCGTCATATTCTTTTTTGACCCATCTATTGGCAAAACACTGCGGGTTAGAGGCACATGAATTTGTTTATTTTATGGGAAATTGTCATATTTATGAAGAACATTTAGAATCTATAAAACAACAACTAGAGAGAGAACCATATGAATTTCCAAGTTTAGAAATAGGAAATAAGAGAGAAAACATCAATGACTATGTTGTTGATGATTTTCAAATTATTGGTTATAAAAGTCATGATGCAATAAAATTGAATATGGTTGCATAAATATCTTGATATAATGTATATGCCTAGATATTCTAGATATTCTAGAAAACACAAAAGAGGTGGAAGACCTCCAAATACATCAACTGATAATGCACGAGGTAATGAACAACCTGTTGAATACGCAGAACGTGATAACTCGAATCGTGAGTATAATACAATGGAGGAGCCGCGTCCTCCACCAAGGCAACCTTATATGCAAGAAGACCCAGGTACTTTTGGGCTTAACAAAGAAGAAAGGGATGAATATTATAAAAAAATATCAGAAGGAAATTTGAAAGCTTATCGTAAGAGATTTGGAAGACAAGGAGATTTTACAAGAATTTATGATGAGGCTGATGAAGATAAAGATGACGATAAATATCCTGATTATATTTCTGATTATATTTCTGATTATCCTCAACACGAAGGAGGAAGAAAAAGAAGAAAAACAGCCAAAAGAAGAAAAACAGCCAAAAGGAGAAAAACTTCCAAAAGGAGAAAAACTTCTAGAAAACATTAAAAAAATTTAAATTATTTAGTAAATGCGTAAGTAATTTAGAAACATAGTATTAAATAATTATATTAAAATGAGTAGTAGTTCAAGATCAATTGCAGCAGCTAGACAAAAAAGAGCAGGCGAACAATCACAGCAAATGAATACAAGTAGACCAGTAACATCTATATCATCACAAGGTGCATTTGCGCAACAATATCAACAACAAATGATGGCTCAAAATATACCAATTGGTAGTAAAAACGTTAGAATAGCACAAAATAAAGGTCAAATTCAAGCGGGTATGAATAACGCAAATAATAACCAAAAATCCCAACAGTTGGATCAAAGTACAAAAATAAGTGTCTCTAATGCTATTGGTTTGATTACATTAAGATTAGGTAGATTAGAAAATCTTGTAAGTGATGCTATTGACGAAGGTGCATTTAATAATGGTAATACAGAAACCCCTTCAATACCAACAAACATGAAATTAGTTTCAGATGAAGTTTTTGAAAACATTGTTAATAGATTAAATTTAATAGAAAGTAAAATAATTAATTTTACAACCCAAAATGAAAAATTAGAAAATGAAATGACCAATATGCAAAGTTCCATTGTTACTTTAAATTCACTATTGACTTCATTTGTCAATGACACAAATGAAAAATTTGTAGATTATGAAAATGCTTTAGCAGAAATAGAAAATAATTTTGAAATTAATAATACTGTAAACATTGTACCAGAACAAAATGGAGATGCAATTGTAGGTGGAACTGTAGTAGAAAATGTAGAAACAACGAACGACGATAGTATTACAAATGATTTAGAAAGTGATAATAAATCAAGTAAAAGTGAAACTATTGAAACTATTGAAGCTAGTGAATAAAATTAAATTAAATTCAAAATAATATTATAAATTATAAAGTATAAATGAATTATAATATTATTAACAATTTAACATCTAAAACACAATTTAATAGTAATATAAATTTGAAATTAAATGAAGAAAAATTAAACGACCTTTTAAACAATTTTTGTAATATTAAAATAAATAATGAAATTGAATTGAATTATAAATATTTTAAAATTATAAATACTTTTATAGATAAAAATTATATTTTAAATTATTTAATTTGCATTATAGAAAACGTTTTAATAAAATATCAAACTTTTATTATTCATGCTAATATTGAAAAATTAACATTATTAGAAGTTGAAAAAAATAGAGATTTTGTACAAGATATGTCAAATGTTCTAAAAGAAAAATTTCCAGATAAATTAGAAATTTGTCTTATTTATGAAGGATCTTTTATTTTTAAACAAATTTATAGTCTATTATCTATTTTTATTGATAAGAAAACGCTTAAAAAAATAAAATTTCAAGAATAGATATTAAAGATAAAATTATAAATTATTGTAAAATGCCGAATTGGTGTTATAATTTTGCGACTATTATTTGTCCATCAAGAGAAATATATGATAAATTATTAAATTCAATAATAGAAAATAAATGGTTTCATACATTTGCACCACTTAATTTAGATCCTGAAATTCATGAAAATGGATGGGACTATAGTAAGGCAATTGAAATTTGGAAAACAAAATGGGATGCAAATGATGTACAAATATTGAATCAATATCAAGATGAACTTATATTAGAAATAACGTTTGAAACCGCATGGAGCCCTCCAATTGGTGTCTATAGTATCATGAAGAAAAATTATGGTATTGAGATTAATGCTATTTATGATGAAGAAGGTTGTGATTTTTTTGGAAGATGTATATTTTCAAAAGAACAAGAAATTGATGAAACATATAATTTTCCTTCTAATAGAAAAGAACTTGAAGAATTAAGAAAAATTATAGGAAGTGAATTGGATGATTATATGTATTCAACTTGGGAAAGACTAGAAGAAGAATGGAAACAAGAAGAAGATGAAGAAGAAGATGAAGAAGAAGATGAAGAAGAAGATGAAGACGATGAGGATAGTTTACCTGAATTAATAGAAATTCATAGTGATGAGGAAAATGAAGAAATTTGTAAACCCGAAATAAACGAAATAAATAATTTTGAATGGTAATTCTATAATTATTTCTTCGTTTTATAAGTTAAAAATTATTTTTATTGTATAGTAATAATGAAAATAATTATAAGTTTTTTTATTTTTTGTTTAGTATTGTTTATATATTTGCATATACAATTTCATTTAAAAACTAGTAATGATTTGGAGATATATGAAATAGACGACGTATCAAAAGATAAATTGGAAGAGATTTGTGATTTAAGGCAACCTGTCTTATTTGATTATAATAATGAAAAAATAATACAAACTACCAATTCAAGGTTTATTTTAGATAATTATCCCGCATTTGAAATGAAAATTAGAAATATAAATGAAACTGATGCGAATACTGAATTATATGTAAATCTTCCTTTACATGCATGTGATAAATTATTTAGAGAAGATAAAAAATCTACTTATTTTTCTGAAAATAATTTTGATTTTTTAAATGATACAGGTGTCATAAAAAATTTTAGATACAACGATGAATATTTACGTCCTTATATGGTTTCTAATTTAAATTATGATATAATGTTAGGAAGTAATGGAACGCATACGCCTTTTAGATACGAAATAAATTACAGAAATTATTTTTTATGTACAGAAGGTTCTGTAGAAATTAAAATGACACCACCACATAGCATAAAATATTTATATCCTGATTATGATTATGAAAATTTTGAATTTAGATCTCCTATAAATCCATGGAAAGTACAAACTAAATATGCTGCTGATTTTGAAAAATTGAAATGTCTAGAACTAAAATTAACAAAAGGTAAAATGCTTTATATTCCTTCTCATTGGTGGTACAGTATAAGATTTATTAGTAATAACAGTAGTATTTCTTGTTTTAAATATAGAACATATGTCAATAATTTAGCAATTACACCTTATATATCTATGCATATTCTTCAATTACAAAATATTAAGAGAGATGTTACAAAAAAATTTTCGGTTGATGTGTTAAAAAATACAGTGAATAAGGATGAAAATCATAACAATAACAACAATACTAATACTAGTAATACTAGTAATGCAAGTGAAATAGATATTCAAACAACAACAAACATAAATGATTTAGATAATGACGATAATAAAAGCGAATCTAAAGAAGTGCCTAAACCAATAATGGAATATGAAAATTTTGGTGCAGAAATTAACTAATAAAAATAAAATATTTGTTTTATGTATAAATGGTAAAATCATTGAAATCCATGTTTTCTTTTTTAAATGTTTTTGGAAAAACAAAAAAGAGAAGTATGCGCAAGAGTAAAAGTATGCGTAAAATAAACAAATCAAAGAAAAGTAGAAAATCTAGGAAACATATGAGAGGAGGATGAGGAGGTGCATCTCCAACTGTTTCAACTACAACTTCCCACACAACTGTATAAAAAATGAAAATGAGAATACAAACATTATACCGTTGTTGTTTTGATATCTATGTTATTAGAATGATAGTTATAATTATTTTATAGTGTAAAATAATATAACTTGATATAATAACATTCAACACACCAAAAACTACGATCAAATACAAATAGCTAAATAAATAAATTATTTCTTAATTTGTTATAACTTTCTTCATTATAACAAGTTATATTTTTAATTTTATTTCTACAATAGGGACAATCAGTATGTTTTTTAATGATGAGTTGCTCAGTACAATCAATACAATATTCATGTTTACATTCAAACGAAGCACAATTATTTATTTTTAATGAATTATAACATATTGAACACTCCACTTCTTTATTGGTATTGACAATTGTTTCCAATTTGATATCATAATTTGTCTCCGTTATTGTGTTATGCATAATATCATTTGTTAAATTTAATAAAATCCCATGCAATATAGTAGTTATTCTTATTGGAGTATTTTCATTAAACGGAACTAAATTGTATTCATTATAAGTTAACCATGCTATATTAATATCAAATAAACGTAAAATTATTTTGTTTATTGTTACTATTAATAAAGAACGTAATCTAATACTATAAAAACGACATGCTATTGATTTTAAAAGTTTTATGTTGTTATCACAATAAGTATAATAATCATATATGTGTTTTTCAAAGTCTTGAATAGCCAATATCCTGTTATTATTATGAAGCACCAAAAGATTATTTTTAAGATATATTAAATAATTATTGCTGTTCACTAATAGTTCGTCATTGCATGATGAAACATTATGTCCTTCACAATTACAAAACGAGCATTTTCGCTTATATTTGTTTAAAATTAAACCGTTGTTCGGTATTACATATAAATTAGTATTTTCCATTTCTAAAGTTGTTTATTTTTATTATTTATCATTTTAATTGCCAATTAAAGTATTCAATTTTTTTTTAAAGTTTTATTAACTAATTTGTATTTTCTACGTTTTGTTCTATTCTTTCTTGATTTATATTTCTTTGTATTTTTAGTTATTTTACCACCATGATGTCTAGATGAGTTAACATTTCCGTTGTGAATTTGCGAACCTCTAGTATGACGTAGATAATTACCTAAACTTTTTAGAGTAATTTTCCTATCTGGATCAAAAGATAAAGTTATTTGATTTATATCAATACTTTTATTATTATCATTAGCCAGTGGAACTACACTAGCAGTTTTTCTATATGGGATAATATAGCTTGTTTTATGCTTCCTTTCTGGTTTAGAACGTTGTTGTAAAGACATTATATATATATTATATTTTTATTTTATAATTAAAATGATATACAACTCAATTAAGTTAAAGATAAATTAATATATTATATTAGCAAATGGTTACATTTAAAATTGTTTTAGAGAATCGTAATTATACTAATTGGAATATATACGATTCAAATAATTTTGAGAAAAAAGATTTACAAATTAATCCAATTGAGAGTAAATTATTTTCAAATGATGTATTTACATTTGAAAAAAATAAAGTAAATATACTACATTCATCCATACGTACAGGTCCTGCTATTGCGGGAGTATTAATAATCGCTGGCAATAAAACATATGGAAGGAAAAATGGAAAATTATTGTACAAATGTATGCCTGACGATATAAGAATACCAGCATTTTTAATTCCTTACGAAATAAAAAGTATAGGTTTTTCAAAAATATTTACTAATTTATATGTTACTTTTACTTTTAATGAATGGGAAGATAAGCATCCATATGGTAAATTAAATAATGTAATTGGTCCAGTAGATTTACTGGATAATTTTTATGAATATCAACTTTATTGTAAAAGTTTAAATGTATCATTACAAAAATTTCAAAAAGATACTTCAAAGACTATCCAAAATAAATGTCAACAAGTATTTATTGAAACTATTAAAGATAGGTATAAAACAATTGAAGATCGGAGCAATCAAAAAGAATGGCATATATTTTCAATTGATCCAGAAAAATGTTTGGATTTTGATGACGCTTTTAGTGTAAAAAAAAATGGTGAAAATAAATACATAATTAGTGTTTACATAGCAAATGTATCCATATGGATTGATGCTTTGAACTTATGGGATTCTTTTTCAAAAAGAGTATCTACTATTTATTTGCCTGACAAAAGACGGCCTATGATTCCTACTATTTTATCAGAAGGTTTATGTAGTTTGCAAGAAAATGTTACGCGAATTGCTCTTACAATGGATTTATATATTGTAAACAATGAAATTATAGATACAAAATATTGCAATAGTTTTATTAAAGTATGTAAAAATTATATTTACGAAGAAGAAAAATTACTACAAGATGAACATTATCACGAATTATTAGATGTTGTACAAAATTTGGCGACTAAGTTCAAATATATTTATAATATCAAAGACAGTCATGACATAGTGACTTATTTAATGATATTGATGAATTATCAATGTGCAATGGAATTATTAAAACATAACACAGGAATTTTTCGTTCTGCCATAGGTAAAATACCTTCCGAATATAACAACACTGATAAACCATTACCATCTCATTTACCAAATGATGTTGTTAATTTTGTAAAAATATGGAATAGTACTGCTGGTCAATACATAGACGGTTCGGAAATATCCAATGGACAGCAAACAAGGCACGAAATACTTGATATGGAAGCTTACATTCATATTACAAGTCCTATTAGACGTCTAGTTGATTTATTGAATATGATTCAGTTTCAAAAAGTATTGAATTTAATTTCTTTATCAGTAAAAGTAGATGAATTTTACAACAAATGGTTACATGATTTGGAATATATTAACACCACTATGAGATCTATTAGAAAAATACAAATAGATTGTTCTTTGCTTGATTTATGTAATAATAAACCAGAATTATTAAATAAAGAGTATGATGGTTATATTTTTGATAAAATCATAAGACATGATGGATTGTATCAATATATAGTATTTTTACCGGAATTAAAAATGAATTCAAGAATAACAATTAGAGAAAATATGGAAAATTATGATAATAGAAAATTCAAATTATATTTATTCAATAATGAAGAAAAATTCAAAAAGAAAATACGATTACACTTATTGTAATCATCTGTAATTATATACATGTAAATATAATCAAAAACACTATCACTATTATTATTACAAAACATGTTAAGCGACAAGTGTTACGTTGTTCTATAGGGTTTGGTTCTTGACTACTAAATGGGCTAGGGCTATTATTATTATTATTATTCATATTATACCATAATAACTATGGTATAATATTTTTATATCATTTATGTATTAGATTTATCAATCACTACATTTTTTGCGATTTTTTTGATGATTTTAGTATCTTTATCATAATCATTATCTCCTTTTCCTCCCATAGATTCATAGACGATTGTATTGTATTGACTATTTTTCTTAGAATCGTAGTTCTCACAATCAGGATATTTCTCTCTAAAATCCTTAAACATACAGATATTTTTATGAGCAATCATACGAATAGCTTTGCGCAATTTCTTATTATTTTCATCTTCTTTTTCCCATGTATTTTCATCTTTTACATACATAACTTCTCTCTTTTGATCAGCGCAATGAACAGGGCGTTTATTTACATCTAATGCTTTTAAGTTTTTAATTATTATATTGGAAATGCCTTCAATATAACCTACTTTCCCCACATTCTCCAAATCCGATACCTGCAATTTCACTGATTCTACAAAGTCACTAATATTCATGGCATCTTTACAAGTCTCATTCAAAAAGAATTGTAAATTAAATGTTTTGTTGTTACTGTGATTCATAATATTAGTAGAGTTATTATCACCTATTTTGTCTTTCATAAAGTCAAACATTTGTTTTTGCATTTCTAAAAACATTTCTTTTTGAAACTCTTGGTTTTTTTTGACTAAATCCAATACTACATTCGTGTCAAAATTGAGGGATTCGTTTTGTAATACAATATTTTTATCAATTTCATTATTTTCAAGCTTACATTTTTTCTTATGTCTCCATAAACCAGAGTTATCAATGTATTCTTTGCCACAAAATTGACATGAATATTTTATTGGTTGCTGGTTTTTGCTGGAAATGGATTGACAAAGATTGCCAAATGATTGCCGTTTGTGTTTTGCAGTTAAAAGGTGTTCTTCGTAATTACTTTTACGAGACGTTCTGTAGTCACAATTATTGCAATAAAATTTTGGTGCTGGATTTGCTGGAAAAATATTGCCTAAAGTTGCCATTAATTTCTATTGAGAAAAAATTTTTAAAATCTACACAAAATTTTTGTCGTAACAAACCGGAAATTATTTTTTTGGTAGTCACATGCTAATTTTCAATTATGGTAACAAAGATTACTTTTCTTCAAGACTTTTTCGGATTTTCAAAAAATGGACAAAAAAAATGTCCAAAATTGAAAACCCAAAATACTTTTTGGAACACTTTTTCTTTCAATTA